TACCACTCTTGATAACATCTAAGTATAATGATCGTTAATCATTAAACCTAGTGCCATCTAATACACAACGCAACTTAATTTCAAGCATATATACACAATACATTAAAACATTTAATAAATTAAATCTGAGTAACTGAATTTATGTTTATCGGTTAAAAATTTTGAAACCTCATCTCTAAAATTAATACCATAATAACTATTAAAATTAGGATCGTTAAAATTAATACCCATAAAAATTACATCAGGAATTAACTTATCTTTATATTTCTCAAAATTAAAATTAGACCAAGAATGCCTTAAATCATTTGGTAAAGAATATTTCACGAAAGTCGTAGAGATAATTCGAGAAAAATAACTATCATTTTGATAATAAAATTCATAAAAACTAATCATCTGCTTACTAAAACCTTTACCTTTAACATATTTAGCAGGTCTATACATTTGTCGATAGACAAACTTCAGAAATTCCCATAAATTAAATAAGCTATCAGGATTAAAACAAGGATTAAAGAATAACTGCTTAGTTCTAACGCTTTTTTCAAATAAATTTTTAAAATTATATTCTGGATAAAAAGCTTTCTCGAAAAAATCATTGAAATACCTACCCGGGAGACCATAAAAAGAAAAAGTCTTCAGAAAAGTTGGTAAACTCTCCGTCCAATAATTTCCTTTAATATTTTTAAAAACAAGTGGGTCAGCGGTTTGACCTGTTAATTTAAAGAGTAAATCACTAATATCTTTAATACCAAATAACCAAGGATTTCTAAAACATATAAGAGTATCATCCCCATACACCATAAGTCTATAGAATTTTCCCCCAATACCAGAATCAACTAATACTAATGTCCAATTAATCCAATTAACAATTGATCCAATAATACTTGTAAATGGAGAACCAGTAGCAATGCTTTTTCTAACTCTATATAAAAGACCACCTGGAATAACAATATTTTTATTAATGAAGCCAGAAGCATAAAAACAATTTAAATTATCCATTTCAATCCCACTTGGATAACAACACCTTAAAATACTAAAAGCAACTTTTAAAATTTCTCTACCAACATGTTGATCAAATCTCTTCATGTCAGCTTCTAAACAATACTCAAATTCATTAAGCTTTGAATGAAAAGAAGTAAAATTTCCATTCATAAAATCAATACCAGTTAAAATCTCATTACCAG